CTGCCTGAGCACCACTGTTAAGACCTCTAAACCTAGTTCCTACTTCTACTCTTCCGAAGTAAGCACCTTGAGCTTGAGCAGAAAGTGCTGCCGTATCTACGTTTAGTACCGTAGAAGCTAGAGAGTACTGTGTTGGGAGGGTAGTCGTATTATCATATGGATTGATTGTATAAGAAACTGCTGGTGTAGCAAATGCTCCAGATTTGTGATCTGGTCTTGCAAGTCTGAACCTGATAATATCAACACCATTAAAAGATCCAACAACAGTTTCACCAACTTGGAATACACCAGTTACACTCTCAACCTCAAGAAGTTTTGGGATAACATCAACGGCACCATTTCCATCAAGGAACTGGTAGTATCTGCCGTATGGCTTATTGCCTACAGAGTTAAACTGTACGTTCCTAGACCTCATGAACCTATCTGCTACGTTAGATAGTGTTCTTGTAACAGATGCGGTTTGACCTCTTCTGCTTGGATTTGGAATTCTTACACTTCCGCCAGGAACCCAGATATTTCTTACCCAGAAGTCAGACTTGGGAGACAGTTGAACACTACCATTGTAGAGAACAACGTTAAATGGGTTAACATTCTCAACCTTTGTTGCATGAGGTTGATTCAAATACTCTACTTCGGAATAATTAAGTGTAATAATCTTGCCTGTTTTCTTTACATTTTGGTCAAGAAGATCAAAGTCAATTGACAGATCGATTTCAGCATCTGGAGTATTTGTCTTCGACGCAATGAGACCCTCTACGGATGTAGCATCTAAGAATGGTCTTAAAACACCATTGTCTGGGAGCATTACAGATCTTGGATCAATAAAGTCACCATTTCTGAAGTTATCTACAAAGAAACCAGACTTAAATCTGGACAGTCCTGTTGCATCCTGTACCTGTAAAGACTGGGTTTCTAACTCAAGGAGATTAAGAGAGGTCAACTCTTCAAGAGTCTCAATTCTATCCTCAAGTTTTCCAATATCACGCATGGTATATCTTCTGTTATCCTCCATGGTGATTGTCGCAGTATCGACATCATAGAGGTAAGCAGGAAGTTCAATTGTAGCCAGAAGCATCACATCACCAACTTTTTCTGGTGCCTTAGGTGTTCTGTCAGCAACACCCTCCACATAAACAAAGTTGCCAAGTTTATCCAAGTAAAGTCTGTCAATTCTTGGAACATAGAAAGTATATCCAATTACGGAACTTTCATTTGCGGCAAGAAGAAGTTTTGGTTGGTCGGTAAATACTCTAGATTTAAAGTCAAATGGAGATGCTGCAGCAGTAGAAGGATCAAATACAGAAACTCTGGGTCTGAAATCTAAAGTATCAGATGCCCTTTGATTATTTTTTCCGATAAGTGGAATATCTTTTGCAAATCTCTCTGCATCATAACTATCTGCCGTAAAGATATCTCCCTCATCATTAGAAGGAACTGTATAGTGGTCATATACAACATACAGTTTTCTATTTGGTTCAGAATATCCGTCGTTTCTAACTAAACGAGCATAATCATAGTATTGATTTTTCTGACCTTTATCTAAAGTAAATCTATTTGTTACGTTGGTATATCTTCCAGCACTAATAGATTGAACTTGTGCCAAAACATTAGATTCTTGGAACAGAACGTTTTCTTGTGCAGAAAACTTAGTATCATTTAAATAAACAAACGTAACTTGGTTTGCTGCTTTTGTTACTACTTTAGCAACCGCACCAGAAATGCTACCAACTACATTCTCACCAAGAATAACACTATCATTAACATCGGCATTAGTAAAGAAATTGAGAGTATCAAGAGTTACCGAATTTTCGTCAATTGCTTGATAAACAGCAAAGACATTAGCAACATCTGGATAGTTGAGACAGATTTCCTTATCCTGAACTCTGAGACCATAGTATGGGCTTTTTGTCAGACCATCATTGATGCTGCTATTACCATTAGTGCCAGAATTGCTGTACTTAGATCTAGTTACCTCAAGAGTTCTAACTCTATTGTAGACTTTCTGTTTGTTCTGGACAGATGTCTTTCTAACAGTGGCAATAACATTAACGTTAGATTGACTTGCTCTCAGACCGTTAAAAGTTACTACATTGGAAGAAATGGATACCTGATCATCACGCAGTGGTTCTACAAATCCATCACTGTAGATAATGGAGTATCTCTCCTCATCAAATGCCTCAAAGAGAATATCTGTAAGACCAGTAATATCAGAAGCAGAAAGTGTTAGTACACCACTGGCATTGGTTGTCTTTCCTGTTGCCTCTACAACTGCCTTAAGGTCAGAACCAGTAAAATCTACAGTGGCAATGTTTCCGTCGTCTAGAGGGGCATAGAGGAACCCCTGCTCCTCATTTCTGATAGAAGATCTGCCTCTCTTAAATTGAACAGTTGTAGAACCGCTTGGAAGTTCACCATTACATACTCCATTGACACTTTGAACAGACTCAAGTGTCATTACTAGACTATCTGCATCAATCGAACTTACTCTATTAAATGTTGCAGTAGAGAATCCAGGTCTTTGGTATCTAATGATATCACCAACTTTAAAGTTGGAAAAATTATTACCAGCAGATGTAGTTACACCAGCATTGTTGATAGTAATTGTATCAGCAACACTAAATCCTGTTGGAACTACAAAGTCTAGAACAGTATCAGCCTGGAAATCTGTGCTATAACCAGACAGAGCACTGCTGTCTTGCCAAACCATTCTGACATCCCCAGCACCGTATTGCTTGACGTTATTGACGGTTCTAGGAGTAGTAGAGATGCCATTAATACTAATGGACTCACCTTGAATGAAAGAACCAGCAGTTTGTCTCAGGAAAACTTCTGACTTTCCAGATCCAACTGTAGTGGCATATCCTGTTGCTCCACTGCTGAGACCTCTAATGAATGCAGTATCTGGAAGGTCACCAGCACTCAAACTTGAGTTAAGTTCGATTCTAGTATAGGTTTGGACATCATACAAATAGCAATCATAGATTGTAGTCTCAGTTCTAGCAATGCTTACTTGAGATTCTGGTTTTAGGGTATATACTCTTGCCTCACCAATTTGAGTTCCGATTCCACCACCATTGTTATCTCTTCTTTCATCATAAAGTTGGACGGCATCTTTGAACTTGGGAATACCATTGACGTTGTTCAACTTGATGAGATTACCCATCTCAAAGTCAACCGCAGAGGTTTCGACTTCTTTAGTTGCTCTTGTTTTGTTTACGTCAATAATTTCAGTTCCATTTTTTTGTACATCATATCCCTTAACATAGGCAACACCAGGACCTACCTTAAGACATGCAAGATCATCATTTGGAATATTTCCTTGACTTGTAGATTGATTTGAGAAATATAGTCCATCATTCCCAAGTCTATCATTCAGAGAATTAAACAGTCCAAGTTCAAAATCCTCTACAGAATAATCTCCAGATTCATCAAAAGTTCTCTTTGCCAGATAGTCACGAATAATGCTGTATTGAGTACTCTTAACAATTTTTCTAATTTGACCGTTTTCAAGCCTGAGCAGTTCAATAAAGTTTACGTCTGTACTGTCAGATACTGATTTTTTGCCAAGAGTAAGTTGGATTTTTAATCTATCAGCACCAGGTGCCGTATAGTTTGAGAATCCTTTGGCATTATCATAGAGTGAAGAGTCATCTTTTGCAGTAGCAACAGTTTCTGAAATGACTAGACCGACTCTATATGTGGGCTGATTGCTATATTGATCTAAAAGAATAGTTTGCTTACCAACTTTTACAAATGTTCCTCTGAGGAACATAATGCCAGCACCAATATGAGCAGCAGACCCAATAGAAGTAGCATTTTCAGAAATACATGTAGAGAATGTATTTCCTGCGGGAATTGTAGTATTTCCGTAATTTACTGCTTCTAAAGTTTCTAAATTCTCACCGTCGATAAAAGAAGAAAGTGCATTATTAGTTGCTCCAGAATCAATATACTTAACATATAAAGTTACATTGCTTCTTTCAGAAAGTGTTTCGGAAAGAACATACTGGACTTGGGCAGATACACCAGACTCTTGACCAATGATCCTTTTGCCTACAAAATTATTAATATAAACACTAACATCGGTTCCCAAGTGTGTGGAATTGATTTCCACGGCATAATATTGGTCATCATAAGTTACATTGCCAGGAACGACAATAGAACCTTCCTTAAAAATATGACTGCCAAAACTTTCGATTTGGTTTTGTAAAATCGACTGTAAAGTTGTTAGTTCTCTAGCCTGAATTGGGAATCCAGGCTTAAATAGCACACGATAGTAATCCTTATCGGGATCAAAATCATCATAGTAAGGGTTGACGTTGAGATTAGTCTGTTGTGGCATTTTATTAGAACTCTAATACGATTTTAACGTCTTCCTTCTGTCTTTCATTTCTGGTTACAGAAGGTCTATTGTCAAGGTAGATGATTTCACCTTTCCTCTTATTTATTTCTGGATTTGCAAGACCATCTGTAAAGTTGACACCAAGATTAACTACTCTTCCATTTGCAAGAGTAGTCGTAACTCCACTGAAATTTTGGTCAACGTTCACACTAAAAGATCCACCAACCTTCTCAATAGCATTAGAACTAGATGTAAATTTGATGACTGGTGATACTGATCTTACACTGATAGCATCAGTCTCATCACCTGTGGCAACATTATAATAAAGACTTCTGTCTTGGTAGTATTTAATAATCTTAGTCTCAGTATCGTAGGAAGCAACGATACCCTTAGCAGTAGATCCTACACCAACAGTTTGCTGAATTGTATCACCCACAGATAGATCTTGTGCAGCACTCTGAGTTTCATATTTAATAGAATACAGTGAAGAGAACTGGTTGTCAGTAAACACTGTATCAGAATTCAAAATAGCTGGATTCTTTAAGATTCCAACTTGAGCAAACACTGTATCATCGGCAAAATCATAGGATAAATTATCAAATCTAGCATACATCAGAACTTTGTCGGCACCAAGTTCACTGTAGATGTTATAACCATGCCCTTTAGATGGGGGAATGATCGGTGTCAATTTAGCAAAAGCAGATGTTGCTGTTTGAATGCCAGAGTTTTCACTGGAAAGATCTACTCTACCGAAAGAATAACCAGATCCACCAGACGTTACCTGCGTCTCAACAATTTGACCAAGAGAGTTTGTGGTAATTCTTACTTTTCCACCTTGACCGTCACCAAGAATTGGAAATTCTTTAGCAGTAAATTGAGGGTAACCAAGACCTGGTTCATCAATAGCAACAATCTTAATTTGATTATTGTTTACCTCTGAGTTAGCATTATCTCTAACAGCCTGAATACCAGTACTGGTTGTTGTTAACCAATCGTTTGGAACTGTAATGTATTCAGTTGAGTCAAATTTAACAATATCACTAGGACTGATGGTATAAAGATATTTCCAAAGATATCCATCTCCACTGGTTCCTGCTCTGCTTGGTTCAACATCAGTAAATGTTGGCTCATCGAGAGAAGCAGATGGTGAAGTGGAAATACCAGCAGCAGTTCCATTATCAAGGCAAATATAAACACGAAACTCACTATTTACAACATAATAATTTGAGTCATAAAGTCTGCTTGAATTTGTGACTTGAGACTGTTTTGTTGGACTAATATCATGCCTATAGTAATCATAAGTAGAACCTTGAACCCAGTTCACTTTTCTTACCAGTCTTCTGGTGTTTGAAGAGTTGACACGTTTGCCAAAAAGCATCGTATCATAAACATGATTAGAATAGTTGAAATTATCAACTGGGAATGGTGGTCCACCAACATCATTCCAGGTTGAAGTTCTACCATATCCAGATCCAGTAGGATTGGATAAACTCATAAAAGCATAGTAAGAATTTGCTGTATTTGCGACAGATGCCACAAAATTTTCAGCATTCAAAATCCTAAATTGATCTGTAATAATAGCAGACATTATTAGCCTTTTGTTTTTTTTGTATTTATAAGGTGATTTTTACTGCTTGCTTAAAGCACCAGTAGATCTAAGTCCCGCATCCCTTCTTTGGAAAGTTGGGTATGTTGTTAATCCAACCTCAAAATCATTACCATCTACACTGATATTTGCTGGATTATCAGATCTTGTAAATCCAGAAATTCTACCCCAGGATATTCTTCCAGCTGGTTCGTAATAAGAACCAGTAGTAGCAACTCCAACAATATTTGTTTCTGGGTCTACTTGACACGTTAAGATACCAACAGTTCCACTAAACTGAGTGTAATATGTTTCATAAATGTTGTTAAGATACTCAGTAGAAACTCCAATTACATTCGTGGTTCCGATACCCACAGAAGTGGCAGAACCAACCAGTGTAGTAAGACCAGTGCCAACACCAGTGTCGTAAACAAGAACCCTATATCCACTAAGCAATTCTTGTCTTTCTAAGAGAGTTGGTACATCTCTAAGATCAAGTTGGAAAGTAAGTCCAAGTCCATCAGATGGAATACTGAATGGATATTGTGACCCAATTCCAGAAGAATTCAGGACATAAGATCTTTCACCATCTTGTTTTGCAGTCATGGAAATAGTAGCACCAGCACCAACACTTAAAGTAGATGTTGCGGCAACTGCAACTGTGGTTACATCGTATGCCGATGATAATGTGTATTCAATAATTTTTTCACTATCTCCGCCAAGAACAATCATTTGAGTTCCATCTGTGCTCATGACAAAATCAGATGGTGCGGCATCATCGGTGAGTGCCTGACTGGTGTCAAAAGTAGCACTAGTAATGTCATAGGCACTGGACAAATCATAACTGTAAAGAGTTGCTGTGGTTGGAGAAATTGTAATTAT